TGATTAGAGCGCCCTATAACACTGGTAAATCTCAGCAAGTACCTATTGGCTTGTCTGCTTATATGACCACTCGTAAACACGAACTAGAAACGTTGATTGTGTCTGCTGATGGGGGCATATCTGCTAAGAGGATATTATCACTACGTGCGTTATTCATGAGTGATATGTACCGATACTGGTGCAGGGAGCATAACTTTAGCCCTGTTGAATTTGATAGGACAGATACAGGCTCAACACAGCGTATTATTGTAAAAAGTCGTAACCGTACTGGTAACCCTACTTATGAGGCGTATGCAGTACTGACCCAAACCACAGGACAAAGGGCTGGTGTATTGATTCTTGATGACGTGTGCAATGATGAAGATCGTATCTCTACGGCTCGTAGGGAAACCGTATGGAACAAGGTGTCTAACACATGGATCAAGCGTGTTCACGATAAAGGTATTGTTTTGAGCGTTTGTACGCCTTATCATCCTAATGATGCTAATAGTCGGCTTATGAAGTCGGGCATCTTTAACGTACTGCAAATATCAGTAAAGGAAGATAAGACTGGATACAAGGTAGAAGAATGGAACAATCTAAAGTAGTGATATACGCTAGATTCACAACAGATGTTGACCAGAAACAAATAAACTCAGTTAAAAACAGAATTAACTCTTTTGTCAGCATGATTGATGCTAAAGTCGTGAAACAATGTTGGGAAATAGTCCAGAAAGGAGCCTCTTCTAAAAAATTTAATTCTTTACTTGATGATTGTATAAAGAACAGATGGGGCATACTCACTTACGACCTTAGAACATTACACGAACACCGATCAGGTGCATTATATATAGTAGAGGAGGGTGCCGAAATGGGTGTCCCCATCTTTTTTGTTGACGCAGAAAGTGCCTTTAAATCTATACTTTTTATATGAGAGAACCTGACAAGACATGGGACATTCCCTTGTGGGAAACCAATCACAGTAAACAACGATTACTCCAAGAAGAGGCGATGGACTTTCTGTCGTATAAGCTTGGGTATGAAATGAGCGAGGAAACAGATGACCCTACGAAGAAGGCTTATAAACACTTTGATGGATACAATCACTACCCTGATGGTAATCTTACGGCTCTCGACTACGATAGCAGTAGTCCTGTCTGGCTTTGTGCTGATTTCAACAGGTCTCCTCATTGTTGGGCTCTTCTACAAGTTAAAAAAGCTCGTAATGGGCTTAAGCAGTACATTATTTTCGATGAAATCTTCTCCAAAGAGGCGCTGACCACTGAGCAAGCCCTAAAAGCGGTAGAATTACTAAAAAAATGGGGTATTTCGAAGGTTTTGTTGGCTGGGGACAACACATCCAACCAAAAAAGTGGTAATTATGGTCGTGTAGGCAAAAATGATTGGGATTATGTTAGAGAAGTCTTTGATGAACACGACATTTCGTATAAAAACGAGCTAGACATCCAAAATCCACGAAGAAAAGTGCGTGTGGACAAGGTAAACAACATAATTTATGCTGGACTCAATGGCGAAAGGCGTTTATTGGTCAATACGAGGTGCGAATACGTTGTAAAGGACTATATGTACTCTATCGTGAACGATAAAGGGCTAAAAATAGACAATGGTGACAGGGGACATATGTCGGATGCCACAGATTATGCTATTTGGCGCAATGAGAAGGGTAGTAACTCACCAATGTACGTGCTGCGTTAGTCTCTTTTTATGGCTTTAGCACGTTTACCCATACCAACACGTTTTTTCTCACGTACAGCTTCAGAAGCCTTGCCTTTAGCCTTAAGTTCCTTCCACGTAACAGGTGTTTCCTTGCTAATACGAACAGTAGGTCGACATTTTTTTACGCCCTTGAACTTAGCTGACCCACAAGGTGATCCATCTTGGGTAGTCCATTTTTCTCGCATCCATCGAGCCACGCCTCTTTTGGAGGACTTTGTTCCTGTGTATGTGCCACCTCGTTTTTTGTATTCCTTCACGATCCAAGCTGATGCGTAGGCACTAGGGAATATCTTAAACTTACGTTTAGCTTCAGACTTAACTCGACTGTATAGGGCTGGTTTTGATGGTTCGTTTTTTGCCATAGGTGAAAAGTAAAAGAAAATATCACTACAAATCAATACTTTAATTTAGTATTGAATCAAAACATAAATAGTAACTATTTTGTCACCATGAAAGATGTTAAAAGACTTAGCGGTGGTCGCATTGAATACAGAGGTCATACCTACTCAGGATTCAACAAGCCTCGAAGTAGTTGGAGAGACACCAAAAAATTTGTAGTTTTAGCAAAGAAAGGTAACCAAGTTAAGGTTATCCATTATGGCGATCCAAATATGCCCATACGTAAGAATGAGCCAGCTCGTAGAAAGTCTTTTAGAGCAAGACATCGTTGTTCCACAGCTAAAGATAAATTTACGGCAAGATATTGGTCGTGTAAAAAATGGTAACTAAATAATGGCTATATCGCAAGAGCAGCTTAATAAAGACTTGAAGTTTGAAGTAAAACAGTTACATTCCGTTATAGAATTGATAACTAAAGACATTCAGGATATGAAAGAAGCATTGTTAGGTAACGAATTTAATAAGGAAGGTCTCGTCTATAAAGTTGAGAATAACGAGAAACAAATTGAAGAACTTGTAAAGTTTAAACAAAAAATAGTAGCTTGGGCTACTGGGGCAGGCTTGGGTTCTGGAACCCTCGTAAATTTACTTATGGACTTAATAAAATAGATATGGGCAAGAAAAAACTAATCAATATGGGTTTTATTGATTTATTAACCAAGAAAGCACCTAAGCTAGGTGCAAAAGCAGCCACTGTTGTTGCTAGCATAGCAACTGGTGGTAGAAGTGACCAAATACTGGAACTGTTTAAGAAAGAAGTAGGATTGTCTACTGAGTTATCTGATGATGACAAAGAAATAATTCTTACTCAGATGCAGCACGATCTAAACGAGTTTGAAATGGAGATACAAGATGTCCAAAACGCTCGTAACAGTGAACTTGCTAGAATGAAAGCATCAAGAAACGCTTTTACTAGAAATATGAACACGATTCTAGCGGCATCTATCATATTAGGTGCATTCGCATTGGTTGGTGTCTTGATATTTACTGATGATATAGGAGGTAACTCTCAGACCCTTGTAAACGTAGCATTTGGTGCAATCTTTACTGCGTTCACTACTGTGACTGGTTATTATTTTGGTAAATCATCTAGGGACGAAGATTAGGAGTCATGCCACTCAAGAAGGGTACATCTCAAAAAACGATTTCTGAAAACGTAAGAAAACTTATTAACGAGGGTTACGACAGGCAACAGGCGGTTGCCATAGCCCTACAATTCTCTAAAAGATGATTGATTTATCTAAAATTTACTCTGTACCCAAAGATGTCGCTGAAGATATAGTGATGAAAGAGACTAGACATCCATATTATAGCGTGGTTCTTGATCGTGCTAAAATCATGAATAGTTGGTTTCAGGCTGAATACGATGAATACACAGCCATATCTAGTACAGTGTTTTCTGATAAGTCCTACATCATAGAACAGTCCACGATTGAGTCTGACGACGAATACACAGAAAGACTTAAAAGGATGAAGTTATTCCCTTTGGAGCAGAAGTTTTTTGCTGCCCAACAAAGAATATATGACGAAAACAATGTCAACAGAATGTTCCCTGAAAACAAAGACTTTTGGAAGTATAAGTCAGGCAACTTTGATGACGCAGGTTGTTCCATTACTGAGTTCTATCGTGACAAGGTAATGTTTGTGAAGGAGGTGTTAGGATTTGGGGCGGTAGTTACTGACCTGATGATGGATAATGAAGGTGAGCCAGTCCTTGATGATAGTGGCAACGTAGTTCCTTATAACTTTGTCTTGCGACCCCATGAGATATTTAACTTCCAAGTGAAGCAGGGCGTATTGACGCTTTTAGTTACTCGTCAGATGTATTATGACGTTCAGAACATAAAGAAGTTTAAATGGACAGCTTATACACCTGAGTATATCTG